TACGGAGATGTTTCAAGAATGTTATTTCCAACAATAGCTCCGGATTGAATACCATCGGCAACTAATCCCGTTTCGCTCGATGATGGATAATATTCAACGGTAACTTGTCCATCAGTAGTAGTCATAACGCCGAAATCAATCTTCGACAGATACACGTTACTATCAACAGCTCCATACGGATTCCATTGCTTAGAAAGTATTCCATAATTAGATACCCGAGCAACTACACCACCACCAGTATAAGTTCCGGTAAATGATGCGATAATACTTACCGTATTAATACCACCGTCGCCAGCAACCGCAACCAAATTCTGAACTTTATATATTTGATTATTTATTCCAGTAGTACCCTGAGCATCACGAATATAAATATAATCTCCCACATTAAGCGTGTGATCTATTATAGTTACGTTAACTCGGCTGCCTGCTACCACCATATTAGTAATCTGCATTACTGAGGCATTTTGTGATATTTCAGGGTTCACAATAAAGACGAATCCTTGCTGATTACCCGCTATCACTTGCCTGAATTGAGTTGCATTAACACCGCTATCCCATGTTTGATTCGCTTCTTCCCATGTTAATGGAGCGGATGAAGCCCACGTAGTTGCTATCTGCTGCTCAAAATAACCAAAAGCAGTAATACAATCATCGTTAAATGCCCACGCGCCATTCTTATAGTTAAAGACGAGTACTTTTGAGGGGTATACTTCATTTGAATTCTGAGTAATTGAGGGGAATGACCAATAAACCATCTCGGTGAAATAATCTCGTATTCCAGCTACCCGTTGAACGCCTACATCTTTATTACTTATCTGAAATATCTGATCGGGTATCTTGTTATCAATACGCTCAACGTTTGAACCGTTACACGCATGTACACCGGTATTACCGATAGCTAATACAAACTTATCAAAAGGAACGGGAGATTGTTGAGACTCACACCCCAATTCAGCATTGAGCTTTTGCCACTTGAACGGTTGTAATCCATTACCCGTAAAGGCTAATTCAAACGTGCTTCGTTCAAAGAATACAATAAGTCGATCTTTAATAAATTCAGCGCTAATAATCGCTTCTTCCGATGGGGGTGGCAAGAATCCCGCACCATTACCCACACCAGCAGCATTATCAAAACCACCATTTTGAGCGGGTTCATACCAGGCATTTGCAGCGAATGGATTTCCACGATTCGACCAACGAACTCGATTGATATAAGAGATATTATTAGCTTGTGCGGCATCAGTTTCTACGGTATTTAAAAGTAGTAAATATCCCTTAAAATTAACGATTAATCGAGAAGTAACTACATATGGACCAGTATTTGGCGCACCACCATTAGGAGCAACATAAAATCGAGCTGCAGTCCATGTGGCGCCATCAGATGTATACCAAATTGGGTCATCATTGGCACTCACAACACCATTTCTATTTACCACAAAGAAATTGGTAACGAACATAGTTATGACGTTAATGGTTGCTCCGCGGTACATTGATGCCCAAAAGAAGTTAATATTGGTACCGTGCCAAATTGGATTAACACCAGTCCCCGATCTATTCCAGAATCCACCGGCAAATACGTACGCAAATTGTGTATCAAACGCATACGATGGCTGATTATTAATCGGACCTGACTCATAAACAGTCAACCCCATAACCGGTTCAGCGGGATAGAAATATATCTGGGTATTAATAGGGGCACCCGCAAATACATAGACTCCAGTGGTTGTATTATAAGTTCCTGATCCTGCCCCTGTAGTAAGCATGGTTACTGGAACTCCAAGTGCTTGTACCGTATAAATCTGAGTACCAATAGAGAACTCTTGTCCCACTTTGAATATTGCCCCAGGAACTGTTCCGGTAGCAGCGCCCGCACCACTTGTTATACCAACAGCAGCACCACCAGCTAAAGCGATCCTTAAGCGTGAATATAAAGGGGCCTGAGCAATAGTTGTCCAACCATAGCCCATCCATTCGCTTCCGAATCGCTTTCGAAGCCTGCCTCGGAATACGTACATGTTATCCAATCGAGCAAAAGCATCATCCATAATCAGAAAGGGTTTAGTGTCAGTCTGTAGACCCGTTTGAAACGGAACTATACTGAAGCGATCGAATGCCATATTAATATCCTATTGCAAGATACTGAAACAACACTGCTTTAGTGGTAACCGTAGTACGAGCAGAACCGAAGACGTTGAATCCAACATTGGTAAATGTTGATAATCGAGCAAATCCGTCCCCATCTGCTACGTTAGAGTAAGCAGTACAAACCTGCATAGACATAACATTAGTAAAAACAGGAATATTGGCTGCCACGGGAAAAGTAAAATTAGTGGTACCATTTGCCGATCCTTGTCCCCATTTCAAAAGAACTCCCGAAGGAAGATAGGTCCAACCGACCACATTAAGTCCGGGGCTATTATTCGTGCTCAGGATAGACGCAGTCATCGGTATTTGTACTGCAGCACCACCTGATACTATTTTATTAAGAAATAGCTCATCTATTGACGTAACGGTCGACAATAAGTTATATGCACCAACTTCACCTGCTGCGAATGCAGGAGCAGCACCTTGCACGGGCCAGGTAATCCACTTATGCTTCCCTTGGTCTCCAGACGCAAAATCCACATGGTTAACGTCTATTAAAACTTGAAGAGCTTGGAAGTTGGCCAAAAGATCCGCCTGAGATTGCGAGAGCTGATCAGTTGCCTGCGGAATATTTGCATTATAAGCCATGGTTATTACCCTTCTCTAATGAAATCAAAAACAATATACGAAAGCGCCATTAGTAAAAAAACCAATACGCCCATCCACAAGAAATAACTTATATTGGATAATGCCATGTTAAAAGCTACCTCCACCCCAACCCCATCCACCGCCATGTCCAAATTGAGTTTGTTCAGTATACTCAGTAGCCACGCGTTGGTTGGTGTTTTGCACTATTGTTCTACGCAAACAAAGACGCTCCTGTGTCTTAAATTCAGGCATAATCAATTGAACGCTATCCATATCCATACGATCTTCGAATATCTTTTTAGATGCCCCATAAGCAATATATTGCCACCATTCTTCGAGTGCAGGTGTACCGGTAACGTTATTGGTATTATCCATTAAATATGTTGGGCGAGCGTATACTTCGAAATTGATCCGATATGGCTGATCAGGAACAGGACGAACAATAAACGTGTCATTGTAATACAACATGCCTTGGGGTAAGGACATAATAGACGGCACTGTTTGACTATTGATCGGACGACCAGCACCAGGCGGATTTGTGAAAGTAATCGTATATTGTCCCGTTGCATAGTTAATTGTGTTTGCCGCAATGACCGCAGTTGGTGGATTTAGTTTTGCTGCAGCGTATGCAGGATCGTTAATATCATAGAGATTACCAACTGGATATGGATTACCCGTGGTTGGATCGACTACAGGAACATCAACCAAAGAAAGCCCCATGCCCAGACTATCAACGGAGTCGAACAATACTTCATTTTGAAGCAAAGTGTATCGTTGTTGGAATCCCGTTAAAGGTGGTGGAAGTATGGCTTGATTTGCATTAACGAAACCAGTGTATGTCGTAGTAATGCCATCGCCAATTTGACCGATAGAAGCGATGCTATTAACTTTTGGATAAACTCCAAAGAACTGTTCACGTGATTGCGTGAAGAATGATTGATATCCTGCCATATATACTGGTGGATGAACACTTATGTACAAGTTTTGAAAGTTATACAATGGATTATTTATCGCGCCACTAAAAGAGGCTATATCCGTGGGATATTTATCTTGGTAGGGATTAGTATAAAACGTAAATGTTTTCCGCAAGTTAAACATACGTAGATGTTCCGGAAAATCATAGATCACAAACGTATTTATATAATTTTCTAATTCTTGTTCACTCAATTGTGCAGTAGATGGCGCACGAGTAAGTCGACGAACTTTATTCTTTATCGCTTGCAGAGTACTTGTTGGCGGAATTATTGGCATTATTTATCCTAATACGTTGTGTAATGCAGCAGTTAAAATATCATTCGACTCGCCTATCGGCACTACTTGAGCACAGGTATTAACATATGATGGTGGCGTAACCGGTATAGCAAACGCATCAAAAAAAGTAGTATCAATATCAATGGCAAAGGTAGTAGGACCCGTTACGACGATCGTACCCGTCAGCTGATTTGCTTGTTGCATGCCACATGCCACGGGAATATCCAATCTCACAATAGTTTTTGATATATACAAGTGTGCAAAGGTTGTAGTAACGATCGCAGGATTTGCATTAGTGATCGACTGAATAATACGCATTGCTGGTTGGAAGATCGGATTAACGATCGCGTAACAGGTAGACATAGTTAGAACCCAGTCGCACGTTCAACGGTTATAATCTCTTTACCAGCGTTAATACCAAAGTCGTCCATATCCACGAACTCAAGGCTCTGGAATGAATAACGGGCTACCTTGGTCCCAATTCTCATAGTTGGATTACCGTCTTTATCGACAGCATGCGCATGAACTGGATATCGACCGCTCTTATTGAGATGCTTCGCAACACCTAGTGGAATGTTGGCGATTTCTCCGTCGGTGAACTTATAGTTTGTTACTTGATCGCCTTTATATACCTTGAATGAGAACTCTATATTCCCACCAGGAACTTCATAAAAGTGGAAGATCCCTTTAACCATTTCACGATCTTTATCGCGCATGTATTCGTAATTTGGCCTCTCTTTTGCTGCTGGGCGAGATGAAGTTAAATTAACTGGAGTATTGGGATTCCGTGAATCCTGTGTATTTTTCTCTGAAACTGCTACTTTTGACATCTTTTTTTCCTTTGACTCCACGAGTCCTTTAATAGGAGAGTGCATATATATCTACACTCTCCGTACATGAGTCTTAATGACACTAAGGCCTATAGTCCGCCATATGTTGACTTACCAGCAACCCAATACATAACGTCCGCAGCGGTTGTACCTGCAGGTCCAGTAATCGCAGCACCAGAAACGGTACCAAGACCACCTGTTCCAAGGATCATTCCTAAGAAACCAGTGTTTACTGTTGCATCAGCAAGTAATCCGGTTTGGGTATTAAATATCTGTAGACCACCAATAGAAGGCACTTGTGCGCCAAGAACTATAAGTGATGTCGCAGTATCTTCACCGAATGGAGTAAGTTCAGGGAATGAACTTGGCTGTTGAGCAACAGTTGGATACGTGAATGCAGTGAATGCAGTTGTATCGATATTGATAGTGAAGTTATAGTCATCAATTACCGTTAAAATAATCGCATTGCTTACATTTCCAGTAGGGAAACCAAGATTCAATGGATTTGGATTTAACTGTGTCATTCCAGAAACTGCTGGAATGTTGAATCGTATTTCTTGACCAGGCGTTAAACCATGCGCACGCGCAGTACTTACTACCGCGTTAACCGCTTGAGTAACGTTCGTAATAACTCGAGCACGTGGATAGAACAACTGTGAATTGCCATTATTAACAATTCGGTAGAATCCAGCACCACCAATAACACCAGGAGCAGTTGCTAATGCACTTTGCGCGTTACCAGTAAGAGTGAAGTTTGTGTTAAGTGTTACTGCACCAACAACAAAATCAATACCGTTAACATCTGTTTGCGCTGTATTGCTCATACGAACAACAGTACCCACAGAAATACCCGCTGTTGAAGCAGTACTTACTACAGGACGAGTTGCGTTAGTTGTCGCTGTTGTTGCAACAGGAGCGCTTAATAGTGGTTGTGCGCCAGCTGTTTGAGCAGATGGATCATACAGAGTGAAACCACCACTTACTAATGTATCACCAGTAACTACTTGTCCACCGTTTGCATAGTATTTAACAATACCTGTTCCAGCGGCCATTCCACGTTGCCAGAAGAATTCATTACCAGCAGCTGCAACGCCACCAACCGTACCAGAAGCGGTATAGTTACGTACGCTCAGCCAATCTACACCAGAAGGAATAGCAATTATTTGATTAACAACGGTCGCAGGAACTATAAATCTACCTTGACCAATTATTGTACCGTCCATGATATCTCCTTATATAGCTAGAGTTGCGCGAAGATTCAATATCCAAAGATCATTTAAGATTCTTGGAACTTCAGCGAATTTATAACCAACTGAAGCATTTAACGCTAATGGACCATCATATATTGGTGGGCGATAGATAAAGCTTGCGCTGTAACCATCTTGTTCAATACATGCATACGCTTCCATTCCAACGCAGAAGATGTTGTATACATCTGCGCCAAGAGATGAAGCATTAGGAGAGACTGATCCGATAGATGAGATCAAGAAACGAAGGTTGCCAATAGCACCCCATTCTGAACGCAATGCATTCATAGGAGCAGGATATTGGTTCTTTTGGATGAAACCATTAACGTTATCAAGATTTCCGGTCAACTGTGTTGAACATAATGCGAAGTACGCATCACGAACTGGAGCTGTACCAAACTTATCTTCACCTTCAATGTTGTCCATAATTGTGTATGCATTGTTGTTTAACAATGAGCGAACAATTGTGTCGACATCAGAACGTGTGATTTCTGTTGGGTTGTCACCATTAACACCACCGGTACAGTTAATAAATGATGCAGTAGCCGCAAGCATATCACGGGTCAACTGATCTTCAGTTTGTCTTCATTCTGTTACTTTTATGACCTATAAAACAATATAGGCGGATGGTCTTGTTAATCCCATCTCAACGAATTTCTTCGCTGTTCGGACTATCGCATACGCATTTTCAGCGTCTTCACCGTTTAGTCTCTGCGGGTCTTGAAATTTC